TTCTCTAGCCTGAACTGGTATGCCAGGTTTAAATAGAACTCTATTGAAGTTCTTATCTTCATTAAAATCATCAAAATATGGAGAAACATTCAGATTGGTCTCTTGAGGCATTTTCTTAGAACTCTAATACAATTTTTACGTCTTCTTTCTGGGTAGCACTACGTTGTATTGCAGCCCTGTTATCTATGTATAATATCTCACCAGAATATTTTTTGACTTCTGGTTGGGCAACACCTTTAATAAAGTTTTGGCCTAGTTGAACCATAGCGGTTCCAACTGCAGTTTCAGTCGCTGGATTACCTTCAGTACCAAAAGTAGTGTCTATTCCTACAACAGGCCCACCTCCGCCAGTGATTTTATATTGAACATCACCAGCACCTAAAGGCCCTATTTCTGATGTAAAATCCACCATTCGGAATCCATAAGCTGAATTACCAATTCCAGTGGGTGTATATAGTTTGAGGATTTTGGTCGATGAATCCCAATTTGCAACATATCCAACTGCAGTTGATCCAACACCAATAGCTTGTGATACAACTGAATCAACATTAAATGTTACATCAGAAATATTACCACCACTTAGAGTTTTAAGTTTTAGTGATGTTAAAGAAACAGCACTGGATTTAGTAAGATTTGATCCAGCAAGATTCTTAGGATTCTTTACTACTCCAACTCTGGCAAAATCATTACCAACTATAAAATCAGGATTTGATGTATCATTTTCAAATCTTGAATACATTAATACTCTAAACGCACCTAGTTCTTTGTATATATCGAAACCATGTCCGCCTGGTGGTGGAATGATAACTTCAATATTAGCTACAGATGTTGTTGCACCACCAACAACTGATAATCCAGATATTGGGCCACCAATTTCAGTGCCTGGAGCGCCAGGATAGAATTGAATAGTTCCTCTTGTATACCCAGTTCCACCATTGGTAACTGTTACGTCAGAAACTTTACCCTGAGAGTTTACGGTAACAGAAACTTTTCCTCCTGTGCCATCACCTAAAATCGGAATATTGTTGAATGTAGTACCAATTGGTTGATATCCATCTCCAGAGTTTAGAATAACAGCAGTTTCTATTTTACCATCAACTGCATTATTTTTAACATCTGTATTATCTCCAACTCCCCAATCATTAGGGACTGGCATAAAATCAATAGAATCAAATTTTATAATTTGTGCTGGTTTAATAGTGTAAAGGTATTTCCAAATATATCCATCACCAGATGTGCCAGCAGCTCTTGGCTCAAGGTCAACAAAATTAGGTTCATCTAATGATTGTCTACCTTGTGGGTTATCTGGACTTTGACCATTGTTAATACAAAGATAAACCTTAAGATCACTATTTACGACATAATATTGTGCGTCATATAGATTAGTAGAAGATGTTTTAGGACTCTGATTCTCTCTAGTATATCCATTCTTATACATTTCATATACTGTACCAGCTGTCCAAGTGGTTTTTTTAACCATTCGTTGAACATCATCAACAGTTATCTTTTTAAGGCCAAGCATGGTATCCCATGCATCATTGTATTCTTTAAATCCATCCATAGGTGGTGGAGTATTTGTATTCCAGTCAGCTTGGCCATATCCAGCTGTGGTATCTTGAGAATTTGGTAGACCTATAAAACTATAATAATTCTGCGATGCATCTTGTACACCAGCGACAAAGTTCGCAGCATTTAATATTCTAAATTGATCTGAAATAATCGCAGGCATTTTATTAGACTATTTTTGTTTATTTATGAGCTTTGGTCAAAGTTACTGTAAGTTACAGATAATGGATTGATACGTCTGACCAATGACGAGGTTGTTACACCAACATAACCGTTAAGATTATTGGAACTAAATGATTTTGGACTAGATGATCTTGTTATATTTGTCAATTTACCAAAACTGTAGTAACCTAAGTTTGTCCCAGAAGCTGTGGTAACAATACCAGAAGCATAAGACTTGACATTACATGCAACTTTAACAGTATTTGCATTAACGTTGGTTACTGTTTCAACCTTATAGATATTATCTATCATTGTTGTTCCTTGACCAACAATATTTGAATCCTTATCTATTGATGTTGGCCCAGTTCCAGCAGTACCAACTCTTGAATTATATACCACAAAGTAATCACCAACAGCAATTGTGCTTCTTGTAATATTTCCAAATGCAGTTTGTTCAAGGAATTTGTCTGAATCTAATGTAAGTTCTATGGCGGGTAAACTGTTAGGGCCACTTGATTTGTATTCAGCGGTGGTTATGACTCCATAGTCACCAGATATATTTACTGTATTGCATTGTTCACGAGTAATAGTTTCTTGACTTAACAATACAGTTGGATTCGTATTAACTGTATATCCAAATCCACCATCAGTAACAGTTATTGCACTAATAGTTCCACCAGCACCAACGGTTGCGGTTGCGGTTGCACCAACTTTTTCATAACCACTCCAAACAAGACTTGATTGTATACCTACTGCAACCATTTTGTTATCACCATATACAACGCCATTCAGTTGTTTTCCAAGAGGAACTCCTCCAGCAACCACATGTTTTTTAAACCATGTCGTACCATCAATAGAATTCATAGCCATTCCAGCACCACCTACAGCTAACCAAACATTATTTTCATAATGAACACTATTCAACTGGAATGTTCCACCAACAGATACTGTTGACCAATTCTCTCCATCGTCAACAGAAGATATTATAATACTATCTTGACCAACTGCAATCCATTTATCTTTACCATAAGCAACACCTTTTAAGTTTTTAGTGATTGATGTAGTGGTAACACCAGACCATGTTTCACCATTAGTTGATCTATAGATTGCACTTCCATTTGTGGAACCCAAACCCACAGCAATAAACGTGCCATTATGGTACGCAACATCACTAAAATCTTTATCTGCAAACTGATTAGCTATGACAAATGATGATGTAAGTCCCGTTAAGCCTGGTTCTGTATAGAGAATAATTCCAGAAGAACCAACTACAACTACTCTTTCATGTGGTGTAGTTGTACTAATACCAGTGATAGCGTTAGGGAATATGTATGATCCAACAGCAGCTGCATTTAAACTATTTGATATATTTGTGGGAGTATAAGTTGGAATAAAACCGACTTGTGTTCTTCGGTAGATATTCGTACTTGTGAAACTTGAAGCTGCGTTTGTACTTCTTGCAATGGTTCCAGCACCGCCTACAGCCACAACCTCAGATGATAATCCTACAACACCTTTAAATGTTCCAAAGTTTCCTGTAGTTGCAACAGTCCAATTATTTCCGTCCGTAGATGTATGAATACCAGAGGTGCTTCCAACGGCTACAAACACACCTTCAGGAATGTAATCAATATCGTTATAACTTATATCCAAAGGTGCAGTTATCTTATTCCAAGTTCTACCAACTTCTTCAATTAGAGGAATAGTTTCAAAACTTGTAGTGTTTATTCCAGATGGAAGTCTGTTAAAGTTAGCTATTGATACGGTAGGAGTGGTTTGATGTCCAGTACCACCTTCAGTAACAGTGATTGAAGTAACCTTACCACCCGCAGTAACTGTAGCTAAACCAGTTGCAACATTAATATCTTGGGTGTTAACAAATTCTATCAAGCCTGGAATTGTATCAGTACTTGTTCTATTATCATAGGCACTAAACAGTGGGAAAGCATTATCAACATAGGTCGTACCAGATGTAACTCCAACATTTCTAATTAGTCTTGCATTAGGGAAGAAATTAGCGGCTTGTAATGCTCTATCTTTACCAACAGTAACTCCATCAACAATCAAGTCTCTGTCTTGTTTTTTCCATGAAACAACTCTAAGTAAACTAGGATTTGTACTAATACCTCCTCCTCCATAAGAAGGTGTTTCTACTCTACTAACATCAGTTAAATCAGATATAACACGATCACTTTGATTTGGAACTTGTAAGTCTTTTAGTAATTGAAGTTTATCACCAACTTTAACAGTTTGAATTGGATTTAAAGCTTCAATATCATCATTACCGCCTCTGAAAAATAAAACTTGTAATTTACTTCCCTGTACTGGTGGCTCATTGAATATAACTGTAGTACCACCTTCGAGAGTATAGTTTTCTCTAGGTTTTTGTAATACATCATTTATGAATATTAAAAGGTTATTTGTTGCATCAATTGAAGTATCGAGGGACAAGATAGTAACAACCTCTTTTGTTATATTTGTTTGAGTTAAAACAAAAGATCTCTTTAAACCATCAAATTCTGCCGAGAAGTCATCTAGAGGAACTAATTGACCAAAACTAAACCCTGCAAACTTATCATCAATTGTCGATTTGACTGTTAATGTAAATGGTGATGTTGTAATACCTACACCTTTACGGAATGGTATGCCTTGAACTGATAGTACTTCACCATTCTTATATCCAAATCCTTTTTCTTTGATGTTAAAGTCAATAATAGATCCACCAGCACCCACTCGTGCATCTATTTTTAAACCAGTACCGATTGCACTTCCTGTAACTGATAGATTTGTGTATCCAGTTGCAATACCTACCTTAATTACTGGAGGGAATTGTGCGTTATATCCACTACCACCACTTGTAACATTGATACCAGTAATCATACCAGCACTGTTACCAGTTCCAACAGTTGCAACTAAAACAGCAGTTGTTCCTGTTCCTAATGGATTA